AATGCCAGGGAAGTACGCGATTTGGCAGCAGAACTGGCGATCACAGGACGCTGGGCGATTGAACCGATGTTGACCGGAAAGTTTTCCGCAGCGGAGAGCATCCGCAGAATAGCGATAGCGATTGTGACGTTTCAAAAGATTTCACGCCTGTTAGAGAGCGTGGGAGCGCAAACCAACCCAATTTATGACACAGAAAACAGTTTTGAAAACATTCGAATTCAATATGAAGACCAATAAAGAGACCAATAAGGAGACAAAAATGACCCCAAACACGATTAACACCCCCATTAATGACCCTCTTGCCATGGCAGAAAACCCGCAAGAGATCAAGTACAGCAATGAATACTTCGGCCAGGTCAGCCTGGACGTGTGGTTCTGCGTGCTTGAAAAGGGCGTTGGCAAAGTGCCCTTTGACCCCAACACGCACTCGATTGATCGGCGCCTGACGGCAATCACGATGGGGATCATCCCCGTGCCGGCTTCGGGCCTGCAGTTTTCGGTTGACCGCGATTACATCGCTGAATTCCGGCCGTGGAACGCGATCACGCTGCCCAGCCTGAAAGCACTTGGAGTTTCGGTGCGCGAACTGAACGACAGGTATGTGCGCGTCAAAATGACCGAAACCGGCGAAACCTACACCAACAGCCAGGGTGAGACCAAGGAAAAGACTGTATTTGAATTCCTCGAGATCTATGAAAATCTTGAGGCTTGTGAAGCGGCTTACACGGCTGCTCGTGGATCGAATGGATCCAGCAAACAGGCAGTATCGGCACCCGTTCAAAATACTCAACCGAACAAATCTAAAGAAAAGGATGCAGCCGTGAAATTCCTTGAGGTTGCGGTGAAAAGCACCTGTAAGGGCATGACAGATCTGGAGCAAGCACGTGAGGCTGTGGCGGCTCAAATCGCCAAGATGCCGATGATCAATAAATATTTCACCGTTGACAGCCCTGAGACGATGAACTTTATGGCGGAAGCATTGGGGTGATCATGGACACTATCATAGTTATTGACCCTCAAACCAACGAGCAATTTATTTTTGAGCTGACCGATGAAGATTTCATCGCTGCTTATGTTCCGGAAGCCGGCGATTGCGAGATGGATTTTGAAGAGACATTCAAGTTGGCTAAAGAACGATCGGAAGCTGCGGCACTGGAATTTGAGTCTTCGGTAAAAATGGCAACTTAGTTTTCTCCAATATTAAGATCTCTCGTAGTTCAAATGGTAAACGGCGCAGTTCACGCAAATGTGGGTTCGAATCCCGCCGAGAGATTTAGCGAACTTCCCGGGCTTGTCGGCCCAACGACAGGGAAGTGCAGCCCAGAGCCTTGAAAATTTGGGAAACAGCTAAGAGGCGACTGTCGGGAAAGACCGGCACCTTAACAATTGAATCGCTCCGGATTGGCCCCCATCTGTAATCGATCCGGAGCACCTCACTGAGGTTGACTGAGTAATCTGGGTTTGTGGGCAAAGCAGTTGACCTCAGTGAGGTGGGATTGACGAGCCCACCCATTTTTCTCCTTTCTAATGGAGGTTGCTTATGAAGATAGGCAGCCTCCAAAAAGGAGAAGCAGAGAATAGAAAAGAGAAAACGAAAAGAGAAAATTATGACGATTTCTGCTGTAATTTGTGATTCCAGAGAACCGCAATGGGTGCAAAACTTACAATTTGACGGCATTCCTAAGACAGTTGAATTCCTGGAACAAGGCGATTTGATGGCAGCCACAGATGAAGGCGAGTTAATCCTGGTTGAGCGCAAGACGCCGGATGACTTCCTGAACTCACTCAAACAGGGTCGATTGATGCTTCAGCTCGCAAATATGCTAACAGTTACTCGCTGGGCTTACCTGATGATCACCGGTGAATTCAAACTGGGCGTGAACGGTGAGGTTGTGACTTCACGAGTAACCGGATGGAATTGGGACGCGGTGCAGGGCGCTATACTCAGTATCCAGGAGATGGGTATCTATGTGATCCAGTGCAAAGGAGATGAGGATTATGAAGATGCTATCATCCGGCTGGGCAATCGCGACCGTTCAACTGTTTTACCCGTTCCACCCGCTAAACAACCCCACGTGTATTCGCAATCCGAAGCGATTCTGGCGTCATTGCCTGGGATCGGGTTCAAGCGGCTACAGAAGGTTTTAGAAGAATCTGCGGGAAGCCCAGCATGGGCACTGGCTTTATTGACCAACCTGGATGAGGTTGAAAACTTCCCGGGTGTGTCCTATGGCGATCGACAGCGGATAAGAAATGTACTGGGGCTTAAAACCAGTGAAATGCTCGCAATCAACGTCCGGCCAGGATACTAACAGGATACTAACAGGATATTAAACTATCAAATTAATCAGAAGCTCAAACAGAAATCAAATTCAGAAATCAATTTAGAAAGGATTTTCTATGAAAAACACCAACCAAATTACAACACTGGAAGTACAAGACACACTGATCAAAGATCGGGAAATTACGACGGCAAGCCAGGCAGAAAATGTTTTGATGGCAAACCGTGAAATGAGCCTGGGCGTGTGGCATATGATCAACACGGTTGCCAATGATGTCTATCGTTCACGGCTGTTCCCTGTGAGCAGTCCGCAACAGGCGGCGGCGATCATGCTCAAAGGTTATGAGATCGGCTTAGGGTTGATGGCAAGTTTTGAATTTGTACAGGTGGTGAAGGGCCATGTGGGGTTATCACCTAAAGGAGCCCTAGCACTGCTGCACAACAGCCCACGGATCACAAAAATCAAGCTGACCAGGTTGACCGATGATAAACATAAATTTATCGGCTACGAATGCACTATGACGCGAGATAACGGTTTTTCGCATACTGAGCGATGGACCCTGGATAATGCTGTGATTGCCGGCCTGATGAAGCCAGATAGCAACTGGGAAAAATATCCGGAGAATATGTGCAAATGGCGTGCAATCGGCTTTTGTGCGGATATTGCAGCCCCGGATGTGACCGCCGGTATGGTGGACTTCATGATCCGGCCTGAGCAATTCGGGGTTCGGATTGACGATGAGGGGAACATCATTGAAGGAGAACAACGCATTGTTGTTACCAGTGAAATTGTGCAGGATGAATTGTATAACGAGAAAACACCAACGGTCACACTTGCAGAACTACTGGATCAATATTCAGCCGAGGAAATCCTCAAAGCCAACGGCGGGACCATCCCGGGCACGAATGAAGAGCTCGAAAGGGTAGCCAATCAACTCATCAAAGAATCACAGGAAAACGGATACTAAAATGCCTTATGAAATTAACCATCTATCCTACAGTTCCATCAGCTCCTATCTTATGTGCGCAGCGGCATGGAAATTTCACTATATTGACAAGATCCAAACGCCAACCTCACCGGCACTGGTATTTGGATCGGCTTTTCATAACACGATTGAACAATGGTTAGGTGGTAAAGCCGAATCACTGACAGACGCCTGGTCTAAAGAGTGGCAAAAACAAACTGAAGGTCAAGTCATTGATTGGGGGACAGATATCCCTGAAGAGCTTTTTAACAAAGGGATTGATATGCTGACCAACCAGGACATTTTGGCCGAGATGCAGAATACATTCTTCACGCATGCTGAAATGCCGGTGATTGAAACCAAGGTTGAACTCAGTATTCCCGCCGTGCCGGTGCCGATCATCGGCTATATCGATATTATCACAAGCGACAAGGTGCCCGGTGACTTTAAAACGAGTTCCAAATCCTGGACAACGGATAAAGCCCTGGATGAAACGCAGCCGCTTTTTTACCTGGCAGCGATGAACCAGATGGGTTTCCCGGTGGACGGCTGGCGATTTCGGCATTATGTGTTCGTCAAAACCAAGACACCCAAACTCCAGGTATTTGAACACGTACACAACCCAGGGCAGATCATGTGGCTGTTTGGGATGATCCAGAAGGTATGGAAGGGTATTGAAGCGGGCGTGTTTCCTGAGAATCCCTCCACTTGGAAATGTAATCCTCGTTATTGTGAATATTGGCCGATATGTAGAGGGAAACTCTCATGATGAGAAGTGCCAATAAAAATGCCAAACAGGGATGGCTTTTGCAGGACCTCAGGCCGGCAAACAAGTGTTCTATCGGCTTTGACGGCACCAACCTGATCCTTGAAACGCCGTATAACCCGGGGCTGGTTGCCCAGCTGAAGGCATTGATCCCGTATAACGACCGGCGATGGGATCCAGACCAAAAAGTTTGGTTGATAAGACCGGATCATGGCCCAACTTTGCAAAGCCTGATCGATCAATTTTTTGATGAGGTTGTTGATTTGCCTGGTATTGAAAATAGTAAACCCGAACAGGAATTGCGGATCATCGAGGTGCGATATCTCGGTTCTACCAAGGACCGGGGGGATGCAGAGCGCTCCGCTTTCGGACTGGTTGACGGGGAATGGTCGGTATTATTCCCTGAAAGCGTGCTGCGTTCGTGGTTCGAAGTGGATCCGTTGGCACCGATCCAAGGGGAAACGCTGTATTCTGTGTTAGGCGCTCGAAAAACCGCCTCTGAGGGGGAACTCAAGAGCGCCTTCCGCAGGATGGCGCGGCAATGGCACCCGGATGTGTGTTCAGAACCGAACGCTAATGAGATCTTTCAACAGATTAACCGAGCAAACCAGGTACTGAGTAACCCTGAGAAACGAGCACGCTATGATGCAGGATTAGTCCTGGAAGAGACCTGGAAGGCGGAACAAAAAAACACGAAAGATTTGATGGATGGCATTTCAACAGCGACTGTCGGCTACCGCTCACCGCTCCGCTGCGGTTGGATTATGGTCAAAGGCATTCCGGTTTTGGGGCGGTTTGAAGTGCAGGAAATCCTGGATTGGCAGGATATTGTCAACGATCAGGGACAGGTTTTGGTCTCATCATGGGCTTATGGTGATAAGGAGCCCACAGAAAGATGGATTTAGGAGAGGTGGATTCAATTGTAATGGGAAAACAAAAACGTTTTACATGCATCGG